CGGTCGTCACGGGTCGCGCTGCTGCAACCATCGTGGGCGAGGCTCAGCCGCTAGGCGAGTCCACCGGCACCACGGTTACGCGGAGCATGGGCGCGTTCAAGTACGGCTACGCGTCTACGTTCTCCAGTGAGCTAATCCAGGATCAGAAGCTAGACCTAGTCGGCTTCCTGGTGGGCGACGCTGGCCCGGCTATCGGCGCGGGTATGGGTCTGCACTTCCTGACCGGTACTGGCACCGGGCAGCCTACGGGCATCCTGACCGCTGCTACTCCGGCAACCGCTACGTACGTCGCCACGGCGAAGGACAACACGGTTTCTGACGGTCTTATCGACCTGTTCTATGAGCTACAGCCTCAGTACCGGGGCAACGCTTCGTTCGTGGTCTCCGACAAGTCGGCCGCTCAGATGCGCAAGCTAAAGGACAGCTACGGTCAGTACCTGTGGCAGTCGGCGGTAACGCTCGGCGCTCCGGACACCTTCAACGGTCGCCCGGTTCTGACCGACGTTGGCGTGCCGGATGACAAGGTTCTGTTTGCGGACCTGTCCAAGTACCGCATTCGGTTCGCGGGTCCGCTCCGTGTCGAGCGTTCGCTAGACGTCAACTTCAAGAGTGATCAGGTCGTGTACCGGTTCATTCAGCGCGCTGACGGTCTGCTAGTCGATGAGCTGTCGGCGAAGGTCCTTACCGTCACTGGCGCGTAAGGCGTAGGGGTTGGGGTTGGACCTACTCAATTGAGTAGGTCCGGCCCCTTTCCCGGGAAGGCGCACGAATGACATACGCGACGATAGATGAGCTTCGCGCGCTGGACGGCCTAGAAGACTCCGGGGTGTTCCCCGATGACGTGCTCAGCGAAGCGATTGACATTGCTAGCGAAGACGTTGAGGTCTATTGCGGGCAGTCGTGGGACGGGCTCATTTCGCCGATCCCTGAGGGCATCCGGTGGTGCGTGCGGATGATGGCGCGGCAACTCTGCCTTGACGCCGTTTCTCGTATCCCGGACCGGGCGCTACAGCTACAAAGCGAATTCGGTTCGATTCAGCTTGCGCAAGCGGGCGGAAATTGGCGGCCTACCGCGCTGCCTGAGGTGAACGCACGGCTTAACCGGTACCGCGCACGGGTGCCGTTCATTCTGATGTAAGGGGCTGGCGCGTGTTCATGTTCAACGTGAAGTCAGCCCTGTTTGACGCGCTGGTGGCTGCCGCCCCGGCGGGTACTCAAGTGACGTTTGCGGAGACCGGTAAAGCGGACCGACGTCACCAAATCTTTCTAGGCGCGACTACGGATGATGACGACGAAGTCGCGGGTATGCGGCAGGGGACACGCAAGCCAACGAACGTGAGCGGCACGATTGAGGCTCACGCGCTGGTGGTTACCCCGGGCAAGCCGATAGACGCTGAGCGGGCCGTGTACGGACTTCGTGAGGTGATTGCCGAAGCCTGCCGGTCCCTGCCTCGCGCGTCGGTTGAGGGGCTGCAAGACATACGCCCGGAGTCCGGAAGTTGCGACACGGGGGAAACCACTGACGGCGCTTACTCGGCGCTTGTTGTTCGCGTGCATGTGCGCGGGCGAATCACCTAACCGAAGGGGGCTAGCGCATGTCGCTTGACGCTTCTATCGGTATCGGCGCTGAGAGTGCGTACGGTACCGCTGCAACCACTGTCAAGGGTTACGAGGGTCACGCGGACTCTTGGAAGACTACCCGCGATTTCATCGAATCCGTGGGCTTCCGGAAGGGGCTACAGACTGCCCGCGCGGACCGCCGGAATATCGTCAACATGGGTGGGGACGGTGAACTTGAGGTTGACCTCCTAGACGCTGGCGCTTCCGCGCTGCTGTCCGGTGTGTTCGACGTGTACGACGGTGGGGTTAACGATGGTGCGGGACACATCACGCACACGTTCACGACGTCCACTCACACCACGGCCCCTAGCTTTACGGCTCAGATGATCCGCCCGACCACGGACAACACGCTTGTTGCCTACACGCACGTTGGGTGCATGGCAACCGGCTGGACGCTCACGGCGGAGACCGAAAAGCCGGTCATGTTTGACGCGAAGTTCGATTTCCAGGACGTCGCGCACACGTCCACTGAGGCTAGCTTCCTGCCGGTTGTGTACCCGGAGGACGCACGGGCGTACGACTGGACGGCGGTAAGCCTGTCCCTCAAGCGGGCGGACAACTCGGCGGTAGTCCTGGACGCGTCCAAGTTCAGCCTTACGGGAGACCTGGGGCTGAACACTGAGCGCCGGTTCCTTCGGGGTTCCTCGCTAAAGAAGAAGCCCGTCCGTGCCGCTGTGCCGACCTACCAAGGCAGCCTAGAAGGTGACTTCGGCGGGGACGCTGTGAAGCTCTATGAGGCGTTCCTAGCGGGCGAGATTGTCACGCTGACCGCCACGCTTACGGGGCTTACTCCGGGCGCGTCGGTCACGGTTACGACTCCCGCGATTCAGTTCACGGGTGAGTCTCCGGTGGCGTCGGTCGATGACCTTACGAAGATCACCCTGCCGTTCCGCGTGCTGGACCCGGGCGACGACGTTACGGCAGCCATCAAGGTTGTCTACGTTGAGGCTGACCCGGCCTTCGTCGCCCCGTAACGACGTTGGACCTACTCAATTGAGTAGGTCGGAAGGTGTCCCCTCATGGCGCAACGCTCGCAATTCACGGTTCAAGTCGATGGCCTGAACGAACTAAACCGCAACCTTCGGGCGCTACGCGACCGGGAGCTAAACCGGAAGGTTCGTGAGGTCAACAAGATGGCGGCGGAAGTCGTCAAGCCGGAAGCGAGACGTACCGCGCCTGAGGGGCACCGGGACGCAAAGTCTTCCCGCCGGTACCGGCCCGGCAAGCTGGAAAAGTCCATCACGGTTGTGGCGTCCGCTAAGGGCGCTGCCGTGAAAGCCGGTTCAGCGTCTCGCGTGCCGTACGCGGGAGCTATTCACTTCGGTTTCCCTCGCCGTCACATTCGGCCTAACCGATTCCTTTTCCGCGCGATGGCCCGGAAGTCAGACGAAGTTTCCGAGACGTACGAACGTGAGATTGAGACCGTTCTGCGCGAACGTTTGGAGAGCGACTAATGCCCGCACGCAAGCCTGTTGACGACATGTCCGAGGTTCTTTCGCTGAACATCGACAGTCTCACGCTGGACGAAATCGACGCTATCGAAGAGATCATCGACGCGCCCCTAGACACCCTGTCCAAGCCGGGTATGCGGAAGGCGAAGCTACTCAAGGCCATGGCGTTCGTGATCAAGCGGCGCGATAACCCGGACTTCACGATTGAGGATGCGGGCAAGCTCCGTATTCAGCTCAAGACGAAGCCGAAGGCGGACCCTACCGAGACCAACGCGTAGTTACGTGCGCCCGCCTAATCGGCCACTTTGAGGGGTTGACGTGGCGGGACGTTCGTTCCCTTGAGCTGAGGGACTTTAACGCGTTGGTTGAGCAGATGACGAAGGACGTTGAGGCTCAGAACGATGAACACCGGCGCGCGTCCCGTGGCCGGTCTGGTGGGGCCGCTGGTGAGCGACGAACCCCGGTTATGACGTAAGGGGGAACCGTGGCCCGTCCTATTACGATCACGCTGCTAGGTGACGTCTCCGATTTGGTGGACTCGCTTAACGAAGCGTCGAACGAGGTTGAGGGCTTCGGCAGTAAGGCCGCGAAGATTGCTGCGGTGGCCGGTGGCACGATTGCCGCTGGTCTACTCGGTGGCCTAGACGAAGCGATGGATCAGCAGCAGGCGACGGCGAACCTTGCCGCTCAGCTAGGCGCGAATCCGGATCAGACAAAGAAGCTGGGCGCGGCTGCCGGAAAGATTTACAGCGACGGGTACGGCGATTCGATCGAGTCGGCGAATGAGGCGCTAAAGAACCTTTGGCAGCAGGGTCTAGTTCCGGCCGGTTCGACGGCAGACGAGATGTCCAAAATTTCTGAGTCTGCAATGAGCGTGGCTACGGTCCTGGGCGAAGACGTCGGCCCTACCGCTAACGCTGTCGGTCAGATGCTCAAAACCGGCATGGCGAAGAACGCACAAGAGGCGTTCGACATTCTGACGCGCGGTGCCCAGGTCGGCGGGAATAAGGCCGAAGACCTTCTAGACACCTTCAACGAATACAGCGTTCAGTTCAAGAAGGTGGGGCTTGACGGTAAGGACGCCATGGGCCTGATTTCTCAGGGGCTCAAGGGTGGTGCGCGAGACGCGGACCTAGTGGCGGACTCGATCAAGGAATTTTCGATTCGCGCTATTGACGGCAGCGCAACCACGATTGCCGGTTTCAAGGCCATTGGCCTGAACGCGAACGACATGAAGAACAAGATTGCTGCGGGCGGCCCCGCCGCAAAGGAAGCCCTAGGGCAGACCCTAGACAAGCTCCGGGCGATTGAGGACCCGGCTAAGCGCGCTGCTGCGGCAACGGAACTCTTCGGCACTCAGGCTGAGGACATGGGGCAGGCGCTCTATTCGCTGAACGTGAACACGGCGGTTGACGGCCTGGGGCAGGTGGACGGAGCGGCGAAGGCTGCCGGTGACCAAATGTCGAACACGGCGTCAAGCAACATCAAGCACTTTGAGCGGGCGCTGACGCAATCCATTGTTGAGGTGATCGGGACGAAGGTTGTTCCGGCGCTTACGGCCCTGTCTAAGGGGCTACAGCCGGTTGTGTCCTGGGCTATGCAGTCCGCTAAGTGGATCATTGCCAACCGTGAGCCCCTGTCCATCGTGGCCGGAGTCATTACGGCAATCCTGCTGCCCGCGCTGGTTCAGTGGGGTGTCACAGCAACCATTTCCGCAGCGTCCAACGTAGCGGCGTGGCTGTCTAGCACGGCGTCCGCAACGGGCGGTGCTGCTACTCAGGTGGCCGCTTCGTGGCTTGTGGTCGGCGGGTGGCTCAAGCAAGCCGGACAGGCTGTCATTTCGGCAGCGATCACGGTTGCCGCATGGGTCAGCATGGCCGTTGAGTCGATGGCGAACGCTGCCATCATCGCTGCGGCGTGGCTGCTGTCCATGGGGCCGATCCCGCTAATCATCGCGGCCATTGTCGCGCTGGTGGCGCTGATCATCCTCAATTGGTCCACCATCAAGGATTGGACCGAGAAGGTATTCACGTGGATATGGAACAAGGTAAAGCAGGTATTCGACCTGATCCTGTTCCTGTTCAAGAACTTCACGGGTCCTGGGCTGATCATCAGCCATTGGCGGGACATCATGAATTTCACGAACACCGCGTTTACCTACGTGCAGAACAAGGCTAAGGCGGGGCTTGACGCCGTTGTGAACTTCGTCAAGGGGCTACCCGGGCGGATCGCTTCGGCCGGTGGTGCGCTGGTTAGCTCCGGCGACAAAATCGGCTCGAACATCATTAACGGAATCAAGAACGGGCTAGGGCGGTTGGGTGGCTTCGCTGCCTCGCTGGGCGCTGTGGTGACGAACGCGACTAAGGGCGCGATGAACCACGTAATTGACCTGATGAACTGGGCTATCCCGGACAAGCTTGGTTGGGGTCCGGTTGCTATCAGCATCCCGTCTAACCCGATTCCGAAGATCCGCGCCATGGGTGGCCCGGCTAGCGGCTGGACCACAGTGGGTGAGCGCGGCAAGGAAGACGTCTTTCTTCCGAACGGATCGACGGTGGTTCCCAACCATGCGCGCGGCGCGGGTGGGGGAGTGACGGTCAACGTACAGACGAACGCTGACCCGTTCGCAATCGGCCGTGAAGTGTCCTGGGCACTGCGCACGGCTCACTAGACCTACTCAATTGAGTAGGTCCAGAGGGAGGGAACGACGTGGCGGAACTAGATGAGTGGACCTGTTCGTATGACGGACTGGTCATGGGGGACCCTAGTTCCGCCATTTCGATCGTAGGCGTTGACGGCCTGCTAGTGCTGCCCGAAGTCCGCTCCGCTGATCTCACCCTGATTCAGCGGGACGGGCTTTGGGCGGGTGACGACTACATGAACGGTCGAACCGTGACGCTCACGCTTGAGGTCTACGGGGAGACGCAAGAGGACTTCACGGCGGCCCTGAGTGCCGTACAGACAGCCTTTCGGCCCGGTCGCGCTGAACTACCCTTCGCCTTCCGGTTTCCGGGGCTTGCGGGGGATCTCACGGCCGTTGTGAACGCGCGTCCGCGCAAGCGCTCCGGCCCGCTTGACCTGAACTTCGCCTACCGGGTGTGCAACATCGTGGTTGAGCTATTCGCTACCGATCCGTACATCTACGGGCAGGCGACCCGCACGGAGACGGTTACCGGCGACTCTGACCCGGACGTTCTCACCGTGTTCACTCAGTCGGGCGGTGTTCCGGCGCTTCCCTCAATCGCGTTCACGGGCGGGACGAATCCCGTTCTCACGGATGAGACCACGGGCGATTACTTCGGCGTGACGTACACGGGGGACTTTACGGCGGACAGCGTGGCTCAGAAGGTCACGGCTTCCGGCGGAGCGGACATCACGGGGCTTATCACGGCCGGTTCCGTCTGGCCCGAATTCGCCAACGGGGAACGGCGCTTGCACCTTTCGAGCGGTAGCGCTGTCATCACGTGGCAAGACAGGTGGGTGTAATGACTGCCGCCGTTTACAAGGTGGTGAACTACAACACGCGGACCCGCGCGGTAATCAGCACCCTGCCCATAGCGGGGCTGTCCTACACGGACACGCTGAACGCTGCCGGGTCCGTGTCCGTGGTGATCCCCCTAGACGCACCTGAGGCGAACGCTACGGACCTGAACCCGGGTGGTTCCGGTCTGGTGGTCACGCGGGACGACGTGCCCGTGTGGGGTGGGATTCTGTGGGGCCTGTCGGCGGACCTGTCGGCGGGCACGCTCACTCTGGCAGGCTCCGGCTACCTGTCCCACTACACGAACGTTCACCTGTCCGCCGGGTACACGGGCACGATGGATCAAGGCGCAATGCTCCGGGCATGGATCGCGCTTGCGAACCAGGGTGGCAGCGACGGCATAGCCACGGACACCACCGGGGTTGCCGACATGGGGCAGACCCGCACGCGCACATGGACGAAGTACGAATTCAAGTCGCTGGGCGAGGCAATCGCCGAAATGGCGGACGACATCGGCGGGTACAACTTCCGCTTTGAGCCGTACTGGACCGACAGCACGCACACCGCAATCGGTAACCGGCTGGTGGTGACTCCGCGCGGTGGCTCAGACCTGGGCATCACGCTTACCCACCGGGTGAACTGCAACGTGACCGGGGTTACGTACGACTCATCTTCGCTGGCGACCAACGTTTACGTATTCGGCGCGGACACCGGCAACGGCGAAAAGCTCATGGGCTCCGCAATCAACCTGCCGCTTTGGAACACCATTCCGGCTAAGGACGTCGTTCTCACCTATGCGGACGTCAAGGAAACTCAGACGCTTCTAGATAAGGCGAACGCTGCGGCTGCCGTGGGGCAAATGCCGATTGCCGTTCCGACGCTCACCCTGTACCCGGGGCAGTACGACCCAACGACTTTCCGCAACGGCGACAGCCTGAACGTTGAGGCCGATTACGGCTATGTGGCGCTACTAGACGAGTTTGTAGTCACAGAGCGCACGGTCGGAATCGACGTGAACGGCACTGAGACCGTGACGCTTTCGCTCGCTAACAAGGGACTGTTTCTGAATGGCGATTCAGGCTAACGCGCTACCGCCTTCGCTGGTGGCTGACCTAAACGATATGAAGCGACGGCTGACCGCTATTGAGCGCAAGCCGGAACCGCTAAGCAAGTTCGACCGCTACCCGTGCGCGGAGTGGCAGGCAATTGACCGGCCGCTAGTCGGCGGAAACGTCTGGTCATCCGTGAGCATCGCGGACGCAACGGGCCTCACGTTCGACCGGATGGAATGCAAGTTCATCACGGACTTTCTCTACACCGGGAAGCGTGAGGCGGAGATCCGGCTAGCGGCATTCCGGCATTACGGCAGCCTACAAAAGCAGTGCGTGAGCGCGTCCAGCGTGCTGAACCTCTCCGGCAACGCAACGCGCTCAATCGGCACGGTCCTTCTCCGCTGGATTCACGGAATCCCCTTCGGGTGGGACTACGCCAACGACACCAACATTTACACGATTGAGCTACAGCACCGGTACAAGGTTGGCCCTGAGCCGTACGTGTCGAACCTTGTTCAGGTCGGCGCGCTTTGGAAGAACGAGAAGGACGCGGACCCCGGCCTACTGTTCGCGGACGCGGACGGCTCGGCGCATTGGACCGTGGCCACGAATGACCAGACTCCGCAAGCCGGATGGGTCAACATTCCGCCGTTTCAGTTGCAAGACAACGTGCTGAACGGCTCATACGCCATCAGCGCAATGGAATATTGCGTTGGACTCCCGGCGGACCGAATCCCGGACGCCACTACTGCCGGTTTCGCAATCGTGAACGGCTCTTCGTCTTCCTGGGGTCGCGCGGGCGACGTCACGGAAGCCTATTTCTAGGAAATCCCCATGAACCTAGCCCACCTAATTGCCGCCGCTGAGGGTGCCGCTCCGGTCCTGGTCTTCGCTGCCTACTCGCTACAGCGGTGGAAGACCGGTATGCGGGAGACGTGGCGCGAAGAGGCGGAAGCGTACAAGTCGCGCGCTGAGCGGCTAGACGAAGAGCTGCACGCGCTCACTGCCGAAGTGCGGCGACTCAGCGAAGAGAACGAGAAGCTACGGGCCAAGATTGACGAACTACTTGCCCGCTAACGGACCTACTCAATTGAGTAGGTCGGAGAGGGTCAAGCGATGACCACTTACGCGCTCCCGGCGGAGATCCCTACCGTTCACGTTCACGGCACGTACGTTGCGCCGGACGGTACTCCGCTGGCGGGCACGGTGACGTTTACGGGTCCGGGGTTGCTGACGTTCGCAAACTCTGACCTGTTCGTCGCTGGCCCCATATCGGCGAAGCTGGATTACAACGGCCGCTTTGAGGTGATCCTCCCCGCGACTGATTACGCGGACATGAACCCTAACGGCTGGTCTTACACGGTCAAGGAAAACCTAACCGGGGTTACCGGGTCGCGCACGTACGCGCTGCTACTGACTTCGGCCATGGGCAGCATTGACCTAGCGGACGTCGCTCCGGCTGATCCGTCTACCCCGAACTACGTCCCCGTTGAGGGGCTTACGGCGTACGACATTGCCGTGTCGAACGGCTTCGTTGGCACTGAGGCTCAGTGGCTTGCCACGCTCAAGGGTGACCCGGGCGTTATCCAGTCGGTCAACGGCAAGACGACTGCCAGCGTGACGCTTGCCGCTTCCGACGTCGGGGCTATGCCTGCCACGAACACCGGGATTGCGGTCACGGGTGCTGCGGGCGGTTACCGGTCGTTCAACCTGCAAACCGCCGGGGTGAACCGCTGGCAAATTCAGGTGGACGACGCGGCGGAGACCGGAAGCGGCGTAGGTTCAAACTTCCGGCTGAGCGCGCGAGATGACGCGGGAGCGTTCAAGTACACGTGCATGTACATGGACCGGGCGACGGGTGCCGTAGCCGTGAACACCACGGGGCCGGTTACTTCGTCCAAGCTCACCGTTGCGGGCGCGTTCGCGCTAAAGAACACGGGTGCTCCGGCGGTAGACGCGAACAGTGTTCAGCTCTACTCCGTTTCGGGGACCGCATGGGCTATGCGTGGCGACGGCAAGTCTGTTGCCCTGGGGACCGGCATTGCTGCTGCGAGCACGGTTTCCGGCGCGTACACGGGCCAGTACCGGGACGGCGCGATACCCGGAACCCTTGAGCGCTGGGACGGGTCCGCGTGGCAGGTTTACGACACCGGGTGGGTTCCCCTCACCATGCCCACGGGCTATGTGTGGTTCAGCACGAACGCCCCTGCTCTGGCCATTCGCCGGACCGGCACCTTTGTTCAGCTCAAGGGCCGCATTACGCGAAGTGCTGGCAACATCCCGGCGGCCGAGACCCTTACCGGGCTCATTCCCGTGGGATTCCGTCCGGCGGGTCCGTCCGGTGGCTACGTCGAGTCGCAGTGCTCCACTAGCGCTGTCGCTCCGGCGTACACGGGAACTGTCCGGGCCGAGGTCCGCACTACTGGTGATTTCATCATCGGTAGCGGCGTGGCCCTGGGGTCCAACTGGATCGGCTTTGGCGGCGGAACGAACTGGACCACTGACTAACAGCAATACGGCCCCGCCCACCTATCGGGCGGGGCTTTCCCATGGGAGGAATCATGACCGTTCAGGGAATCGACGTCGCTTCGTATCAGGCGACGAACTACAGCACTGCGGGGCTGTCCTTCGTCTTCGTCAAGGCGACGGAGAACACCGGCTACGTAAACCCGAAGTACGCGGCTCAGGTGGCGCACGGTCGCGCTGCGGGGCTAGTCGTGGGGCATTACCACTTCGCGCACCACGGGAACGCTGAGGCTCAGGCCGATTACTTCCTAGCGCACGCTCAGCTAAAGCCGGGCGACGTCATCGCGTATGACTGGGAAGAGTCCAAGACGACTCAGGCTGACCGAGACGCGTGGATCAAGCGCGTTAAGGCGAAGGCTCCGACGTACCGGGTTGTCCTGTACTGCAACAAGTCGTTTTGGCGCACCCGGGACACGGAGTCTTACGCGGCCGATGGCCTATGGATAGCCGATCCCAATAGCCCCGCCGGACACCCGGACGTGACGCACGCATGGGTGTTCCACCAGTACAGCTCAGCGGGTGGCACTGACCGCAACGTGGGTAACTTCGCGTCGCCCGGTGCGCTCAAGTCGTGGGCTAGCGCGCTGATTCCGAAGCCGAAGCCCCCGGTTGTGGTCAAGCCGAAGCCGGTCACGTATCAGCCGTTCCCGGGTTCCGCATGGTTCTCCAAGGGTCGCCGGTCGCCCATTGTCAAGGCAATGCACGCGCGCCTAGTGGCCGTGGGCTGTAACAAGTACAAGTCCCACACGAACACGGACGTGATCGGGTCGGGCGACGTGGCGAGTTACGAAGCCTGGCAGCGTAAGTGTGGGTTCAAGGGCAAGGCTGCCCAGTGGCCGCCCGGCAAGACGACGTGGGACAAGCTCAAGGTTCCGCGCTAACCGTCCGTGGTGTCGGCGCGGGTGATGTGTCCGTTTTTAGGGGATACACCCCGTGCCGGCTTCGGGCTCAAAATTCACGGAGCGTGACAATGAAGGTTTGGATCAAGGCGCACGCCACGCGCCTATACGCGGTGCTGTCCGTGGCCCTGGTGGTCGGCGCGCACTACCGCCCGGGTATCCCGGTGGACGCCGTTCTCACTGGCGCTGGCGCGCTGCTAGGCGTTGGCGAGGCTGCCCAGCGTGCGGCGAAGAACATTGCTAAGGCGGTGCCGGTGGCGAAGCGCAAGCCGTAGGCAATCGACTCCCTAGCCCGAAATGACAGCCCCGGGCGAGTAGGGAGAGCGAATGCCCCAGCACATTGCACTAATGGGCCGGATGCGTAGCGGCAAAGACACCGTGGCGCTTCGGCTGGTGACTGAGCACAGCTACACGCGCGTTGCATTTGCCGACCCGCTCAAGGTTATGGCGGAGATGCTGAACCCTTTCGTCACGTCCGACGAAGACGATTGGGACTTGCCCGGACTCCGGCTGTCGGAAGTGCTTGAGGGTCACGGCGGATGGGAAAAGGCGAAGGACCGATTCCCGGAAGTGCGGCGCATCCTGCAAAGCATGGGGCAGAGTATCCGCGCTGTGGACCCTGACTATTGGGTGCGCCTGTTGCTGGCGAAGGTGGACAACGCGGATAAGTGGAACCTGCCCGTAGTGGTGACTGACGTCCGGTACCGCAATGAGGCCGAAGCGCTCAAGGCCCGTGGGTTCCGCATGGTCCGCGTCATCCGCCCGGACTCTGTGACGACGGACACACCGGCGGACCGGCATGAGTCGGAGCGCGGCCTAGACCGGTGGGTGCCAGACGTGGCCCTACTCAACGCCTCAAGCCTCGCTGAGCTGCACAGACGCGCGGACATGCTCACGGAGCTTCCCTAGACCATTGCCCCTCACCCCTCACCGGGTGGGGGGCTTTCGTCGTTCCCGACCTACTCAATTGAGTAGGTCCGGTTGCGCGCACCTACCGAAGTGCGTAGGTTCGGTTCTGCAAGCACACGGCAGCGACGAAGGGGCGGGACCATGGACGCGAAGGTTTGGGAGATCATCACGGCGGGCGACGAAGAGGAGTGGCACGCGTTCCCGGACGGGTTCAACACGCTGTGCTCTCCGGATCTTCTCTCCCAGGGTGCCGAACGCTTCACGGTTGACGCCGTGTTTGCCTCCGAAACGGGCGCGGAGATGTGCCCTAGCTGCTACAGTGAGTCCCGCAAGTCCACCACGAAGACCGAGACCAAGGGGAAGACCATGGCAGCGAAGAGCAGCGCGAAGAACGACAGCGCTACCGCTGAGGTCAAGTACGACGTCAACACTGACGAAGGCAAGGCGGCGCTTGAGACCATTGCCGCGAACACTGAGCGCGTGGCTTCCCTGCGGGCAGAGGGCAACACGGACGGTGCCGAAGCCCTGAGCGTCGAGACTGACACCATGATCACGGCGCTTGCCGGTAAAAACTCGATCAAGGCCAAGAAGGACGCCAGGGACGCGCTCCGTAAGGCGAACGAGGTTGAGGCCCCGAAGTCCGCTGAGGTCGCCATCCCGTCCGACTACCGCGAGATTGAGGGTGTCTCCGCGCTGGTGGACGAAGGCGCAAAGAAGATCCGCGAGGGTATCGCGGTGGGCCTCAAGATGGTGGACCTTGCCCGCTCCGTGGGGGAAATCCAGCTCGCTCAGCGTCTCCGCATCACTGACCCGAAGACCGGGCTGCCGGACCTCAACGCGGTGACCCGCCCGGCTAAGGACGCGTCGAAGGACACTTACGGCATCGTGGCGGCGGAGCTTGCCCCGGATGACGTCGAGTCTCAGGCCATGCACGCCAGCATCATGAAAGCCACTCAGAACCGCCGTTCCGATGTCCTGGTCAAGTTCCTGCGGGACCTTGAGACCGTGCAGACCCCGGAAGAGATCCGCAGCGTGTTCCCGACCATTCAGGTTGCGGACGAGAAGGGGGCCGAAGAGTCCTACACGGAAGCCGTGTACGCCCTGTACGCGGAGAAGGGCATTGAGCTTCCCCGGAAGGGTCGCACTGAGCTTGCGGCCGAGAAGGCGCGGGAGAAGGCTGCCCGTGCGGCACGTGCCCTTGAGGCTGGCCCCAGCGAGGGTGACAGCGAAGGCGAGGGTGAGGGTTCCGGCGAGGGTGCGGGCGACGCTGAGCCCGAAGAGATCACGGACCCGGTGGAGTACGCGGGGGCCTACGTGGCGAAGCTCAAGCGCGCGAACAAGGGTGCCCGCCCGGGTATCTTCGCTGAGCTGGACAGCGAAACGGCCGAGAAGGTCAAGGCGGACCTTGAGGCACAGATGCGGGTCCTAAAGGACATCCTCGCTGAGCTTGTCTGACCTACTCAATTGAGTAGGTCCGGCGGGCAATCGACACACTAGGGAAGGCTCCGGAGAGATCCGGGGCCTTTCTTGGCTTGACCCGCGCGGCGCGCGCACCCTAGATTTAGCACCGGCAGGGACACGGCAACGAAGGGCAGGGGTCATGGCGGCGAAGGTCACTTACTACGCGGTGTGGAACGGCGAGACTTACACCCGGGGGACCGCGCGCACCTACACGCACGCTGCCGTGTACCGCAACAGCGCGGGTGCGGAATTCGTTGGTTCCTTCCACGGTTCCGCTGCTGCTGCCGCTAAGGGTTCCAACGGCATCAAGCCGATTGCCGTAGTGGAGACCAGCACCACGGAGCCCACCCCGGAGCCCGCCCCGGCGGAGACCGAGGAAGCCCCGGCGGAGCCCGTTGCCAACGTGGTGAGCTACAACGGCGGCAAGGTGCACACGATGATGCCGGGCCAGGAAGAGCACCCGTACCCGCTGTGCCGTGGTGGCGGGATGAACCAGAACCTTACGAAGTTCCGCGCCACGGATGCGCCCCTCACGTGCAAGACGTGCGTCACCTACGAAGAGCGGCGGGAAGCTGCAAAGGGAGAGAGCATGACGGACACCACGGGCCGCATTTACGGCCTACTCGGCAACACGAACGAGACCACCGGGGGCACTTACGCGGAGTCCCTGCCGCTGAACGACCCGGCAGACTTTGAGGGGGCCGCGCGGAGCCTGCTAGGGGACCGTACCGAAGTCACTTCGGCGGAACTGAACGGGTGCAACTGGGCGGAGTTGCTGCGGGACGTGCGTGCGGATGACGGGTGGGTTAGCCCGGTTCCGGCATGGGCGCTCAACTTCCGGGCGACACTCGGCCCGCTGTCCCGTGAGACGTTCGACCGCGCGCACCCGGAATGGTTCTGAGCGATGGCGTCCCGTGCTGCCTGTGCGGGACGCGCAAGCCCGATGCCGAGATGTTCGAGTGCCTAGGACAGTTCATATGCGACGGACACGAACCCGAAGAGGTTCAGGCGCACGTGTCGTTCAAGCTCTTCGGGCGCTTGCCCCCTAGGAAGCCCTAGGCGCGGCGTAGCGTCCCTCTCAGCCCCGTTCGGCCCCAGTGGTCGGGCGGGGCTCTTTCATGCCCTCAGCGGGGCGCACAGTGACGAAGTGACGGTTTGACGTATCTCTGGGAACCACCCATAGAAGAGATACAAGAGCTGTAGGCACAACCGGACCGGTGCGCCACTCCGTCACTTCGTCACTGGCAACCGACTCCCTACCCCGTAAGTGAGACCACATACGGAGCCCAGGGAGGCACCACCGGATGACTATCCGTACCCGAAGTAAGGGCGGCAGCCGCTTCTATTTCGACACTGACGCACCGGACATCACTGTCCCGGGTGTCACGTCGGTAATCGGCACGCTCGCAAAGCCGTTCCTCGCATTCTGGAATGCGAAGATGGTTGCGGAACTTGCCGTTGACTCACTCGACTTCGTACAGCAGATGGCGGAGCGGGACCGGCAAGGCGCAATCGACTACCTCAAGGGTGCCGCGCGCCGATACACGAAGATCCGCGCGGACGTCGGCAGCGAAGCCCACGACCTGTTTGAGCGCATGATTCGCGGTGAGTACGTCGGTCGCGTGTCGCGGGACATGGAACCGTACCGGGCCAACTTCGCTGACTTCCTGGACGCCGTGAACCCGGAGCTTGTCCGGGCGGAAGACGTCGCATGGTCGGACACTCACCAGTACGCGGGTTCCTTTGACGCCATGCTGCGGATTTGGCTGGACGAAAACCAGCGACCGACCCCGGACCGTTCCGGGGAGCCTGCCCTAGTCGTCGCGGACTGGAAAACGTCTAAGGACACCTACCCGGACGTAGCGTTGCAGATGTCCGCCTATGCGCACGCTGACCGGATCATTGACCCGGACGGCAACTCTGAGCCCATGCCGGAGTTTGACGGCGCTGTGGTGCTGCACATCACTGACGAGAAGTGGGCATTCAAGCCCGTGCGCATTGACCAGGACGTCTATAACGCGTTCCTGATGCTGCGGGGCGCGTTCGACTGGGACCGCGTGCTGTCCAAGACGGTCATTGGCAAGCCCATTGCCCAGGGCGGTACTCAGGGCATCACCACCGGTACTCAGCGAAGGGCTAAGTGAGCCATGAACCGACGTCGTATCGCGCTGTCCGTCGCTGGCGTGTCCGTGGGGCTACTGGCCCTGTCCGCGTGCGGTGACAAGTACAGCGAGCCGTTCCGGGATGCTCCGCGCTCCCGCACCACGAACAACGCTCCGGCGGACGTCATCGAAATGCCGGATGGCTTCAACAACCTGGCCACGAAGTGTGATCACGGGAACCGCGTCTACGTGACCTATCACGGCGATTCCGCGTACGGCGCTCCGGCTGTCGTCAAGGGCGATCCCACCTGCCGCTAGCCGCTGGCAATCCACTCACTACCCCGTAAATGAGGGGGACGGAGCGGCCGGAAGCATCCGATGCCAACCCCGCCCGTCCCCCTGTCTTCGCGCTGCCCAAAAACAGGAGAGAAACCGCATGGCACTTCAGATTTTCGCTACCGACCCCGACGCTAAGCCGGAGAAGCGCGAGAAGGTCACTTACGAGACTCCGGATCTCATCTTCCGTACCGGCATGAAGAACCCCACCACCGGCAAGCCCATGTCCCTTCCGGCATGGCGCGTGACCACGGCCGAGAAGGCTTCGGCTGAGGCTGTCGCTCAGCTCTTCGGCGGTGAGGTCACGGAGTGGGAGACCACGAAGGAGGACTATCTCCAGGTCCTCACTTCGGCGGAGTCCGTGGAAATCGTCATTGACGGCGCGAAGGCCGTAGATGACCGCATGATCAAGTGGGGGCTTAACGGCCCGGAGCATGAGTGCGACGGGATTTACTTCCTGTCTCCGCCGGAGGACAAGGGAGAGCCGTGCGGCTGCCCGAAGTTGCTCGCTGAGCGGAAGGCGCTTGCCGCGAAGAAGCGCGGTCCGTCGCCTCACATCACGGTGGACTTCCGCCTTGCCGAGGATTACGACCTGGGCACCGCGCGTCTGACGTCTACCGGTTGGAAGTTCGCGGAGACCATTCACGAAGTCCTAGACGCACTGGATCACGTGGACGGTCCGGCGCTGTGCAAGCTCAACCTTGAGCTTGTCGAGTTCGTGTCCGAGAAGTACGGACAGGTTTCCTACCGCAAGCCGGTAATTGAGGTGATCGGTTCTTACAACGATGCCATTGCCGATGAGCGCTGAGCATGAACCACACCGTGAGGGATTTCGCCGCTGTGCTCCGGGCGCTTCCTGATGTCGATATCAAGCGTCCCCTATGGGAGTTCACTCCCGCTGAGCGTCCGGCCGTGATTCACGAGCGGCGTAGGCGCTTCGGGTGGGATGACGAAGAGGGGTTGTCCGTTGGGTAAGCGTGGCGTTGTTTCGGACTACTACGGGGAGGCGCTTTACGCGGGTGACCTGATCACCTACGGCACGCGTTCGGGTAACCGGGTGCGCATGTCTGACGCTGTAATCCGGAAGGTAACCGCGCGGGTGTCGGGGGGCAGGCTCCGGCCCATGCTTCTCGTTCAGCCCACCGGCACAGAGTCCGGGTACGGCATGACGAAGCGCAAGACGCTGCGGCCCCAGTGGATCTCAGCGGAACACGTCCGGCTGATTCACTCTCAGGTGGTGCCGGAAGAGCAGTGACACGAAGGGGCCGGGCGTTCCATCACGGAGCGTCCGGCCCTTTGTCGTACCTACTCAATTGAGTAGGTCGGAAGGGGGCCGTATGGCCGATCGAGTTGTGCGGGCGGGCAACACGCCTGCCCTGGGAGACGTCCGGGCGCTGGGCGCTGGTGACGTGCTTTGGCTGGACACCGGGCTTCGCACGTGGGCGGAGTGGCACCGGTTCACGGACGCTGTGAGGCACGCCGTTGCCCGTGGCGCTGAGGTTCGATGGGTGGGGGACGCATGACCGGGTGGTTCATCGTGGGTTGGGCTATCGCCGTGGCTATCTACGTGGTGGCCGTGGCCATCGTTGAGCGGGTGGACCGATGACATATCAGCCGATGCCGGGTGACTTCGGCGTTACGCAAATCCGGGGCGTAGTCGGGCGACTGATTCGCTTTGGCCAGTGGCTCAACGGGGACGGGTTCGGGAACTACGAACACGCCTTCGTCTACGTCGGGGCGGGGGAGATCGTTGAGGCGGAGCCCGGTGGTGCCCTGCTCTCTCCGCTGTCCCGGTACGACGGTTGCGATATCCAGTGGTATCCGGTGCGCTCCGGCAATTTCGAGATTGTCCGCAACGCGCTTGCGCTGGTGGGCACTCCGTACAGCTTTGCCGACTACTTCGCACTTGCCGCCATGCGGTTTCATCTGTGGCCGCTTTCCCGGTGGCTACGCGGGTACGTGCGCGACAGCGGGCACATGATGTGCAGTCAGCTAGTGGACGAGTGTTACCGGCGCGCTGGGGTTCACCTTTACAGCGACGGACGGGCACCGGGAGACGTGACCCCGGGCGACCTTTACCGGCTGATTCGGGGGCGCGCATGACCACGGCGCGACAGGACATCGGCGGCATGATCGCGGGTACCGGGTGGGCGGATGATGACCCGTCACCGCGCCTAGGGCGGATCGCCGGACAGGTGGCGGACGGAATCCTTGCCAAGCACGCGAGGGAGCTTGCCGACCTGATCCGGCCGAAGGGCAACGCGCCCCGGTGCTGCGATGACTGCTACCGCGTGTGGGAAGCGCTCAGCGAAGCGGCGGACACGATTGAGGGGAAGGCGTAGCCGTGAAGGTGTGCCGACTATGCGGGCGGGGAAAGCCCGCTGAACAGTTCCTAGCCGGTAAGGCGAAGAAAGAGTCTTCCGCGTGTGCCACGTGTCGCCGGAAACGGCAGGCTCAGCACCGTAAGGACTACTACCGGAAGTTGCCGCCGGACAAGCGTCACACGGTCACGCACAAGCGGCGCGCTGAGGCGTACGGGGTTGAGCACGTCGAGTATTCGCGCACGGCGATTCTCCGGCGCTGGCATGGGCGCTGCTGCTACTGCCAGGCCACGGCAACCCACCTAGATCACGTGCACCCGCTGTCCAAGGGTGGGGCGGACGCGGAACACAACATCGTGCCTGCCTGCCGCACGTGCAATCTCCGGAAGGGGGCTAAGACGCTGGCCGAATGGGCGGAAACCTTCGGCCCGGACGATTTGCCGTTCTAGGCAATCGACTCACTACCCCGTCAGTGAAGAGACTTTTAAGGGGAGCCAATGAAGTTCGTTGACATTCTCGACCGCTTCACTGACGTGAGCGAAGAGACGGACGGGGGATATCTTGCGCTGTGTCCGGCGCATAGTGACTCCCGTCCGTCGCTCCGTATCTGGCGCGGGCGAGACGATAAGGTCCGGATGACATGCCGGGTTGGGTGTGAGACCGAAGACGTGATCAAGGCCGTGGGCCTCACGTGGAACGACATGTTCAAGGCGACCGGTGACAGCCTCACGGTTCCGGCGGAGCGCGCGGAGCTTGTGACCGGTACGCATTCAGAGATGCTTGCGCGGTACGTAGACATGTCGTCGCTGCGACTGTTCGACTGGACGTCTGAACTTGCGGAGCGGGCACGCGGGTACATGCTCCGGCGCTTCGGGCTGGACGACGATACGGCGTCAGAGCTTGGCATCGGGCTGGACGCTGGCGGACCGCCTTCGGACGTGCTGCCGTTCCTGTCCCGGACGTTCCTTGCGTACCCGCGCCTTACCGTGCCGCTCCGTGGTTTCGACGGACAGCCGCGCGGACTACAGGGGCGGGACCTGTCCGGGGACTGTCCGGGCCGGTGGGTGTCCCTCATGAACCCTGAGGGCTACCGGTGGACCCCGTACGGCGTGTTTCGCGGGCAGGGTGGCTATGGGGTTGTCCTGGTCACTGAGGGGCCGGGAGACGCGCTCACAGCGGTTTCCTGCGGGTACGACGCGGTAGCCATCCGGGGCGCTTCGCTGGCGACGTCACCGGACTTGATCGCTGAGCTTGCGGCGGGTGTGCGCGGGTCTCAGGTCATCATCTGTGGCGACAACGACGCTGCCGGTAACGGCTTCACGAAGCGTCTCGCGGACGGGCTTGCCGCTCACGGTGTGCCGGTGGCGACCCTTGAGGTTCCCTACGCTGGCGCGGACCTTACGGACTGGCGTGAGCGGGTCGGACCCCGGGCGTTCCCGGTGCTGCTGCATGAGGCTGTCAAGGGGGCTCAGACGGTCCCTGGGGCGCACGGCATAGCCACTCCGGACGGAGACACCGGGGCGCTTGTCCCGGACGCTGACGAAGCGCGTAGGGCCGTTCGTATGGTCACGGACCTTATGGAGCGGTACGGGTCTTCGGACGTGCTCAACGCTCACGCGCTGGTGACGTTCACCGGGGGCCGGATCAAGTACGCCCCGGGGCTTGGCTTCTACGTGTGGTCGGGTGCCACCTGGGAGAAGTCAGAGACCCGTGTCCGGCAGGCAATCCACTACATGGGGGCAGCGCTCACGGTGGCTGCCGCTGAGAAGTCGGCGGAGCACCGGGCGAAGGGTGGCGACCCGGGCAAGGATGACCCGGGGGAGAAGCTACGCAAGATAGCGAAGGGGTTCACGCTCACCCGGAACATTGACTCACTCATGCGGGAGCTTCGCGCCGTGCCCAGCGTGGCCGTTGAGGCGGACGCATTCGACGCGCGGGAGCACCTTCTCAGCTTCCGTAACGGCACGGTGGATCTCCGCACGGGCCTACTGCGGGACCACGATAAGGCGGACATGATCACGTACGCCCTGGATCTCGACTACAACCCGAACGCCACGTGTCCGCGCTGGGAACAGTTCCTCTTGGAAATCTTCCCGGGCAACCCGGAGCTTGCCGACTACTTCCGCCGGTTGTGCGGGTACGGCGTAACGGGCTCCGTCGCTGAACAGTGCTTCGCCGTGTTGTGGGGCAAGGGAGCTAACGGCAAGTCGGTAGCGACGGACACTCTCACTTCCGTGTTCCGGCCCATTTCCAAGACAACGCCCTTCGCCACGTTTGAGGAGAAGTCCAGCGGCGGAATCCCGAACGACCTAGCGGCACTTCGGAGCGCGCGCTTCGTCATGGCGTCCGAAGGCGAATCCGGCAAGCCCATGTCCGAAGCGGTGCTCAAGCGCGTGACCGGAAAGGACGAGATAGCGGCGCGCTTTCTCCGGCAAGAGTTCTTCACGTTCAAGCCCACGTTTCTTCTCATGCTGGCCACAAATCACAAGCCCAAATTTCGGGGCCAGGATGAGGGGTTGTGGCGGCGTGTGAAAATGATCCCGTTCAAGCGCTGGTTTGCGCCGGAAGAGCGGGACCACACCCTTGACCAAAAGCTACTGGCCGAGTCTGAGGGCATTGCCGCATGGGCGGTGCGCGGTGCGGTCGAGTGGTTCGCGGGTGGGCTGCAAGACCCGTCCGTGATCGCTGAGGCTACGAAGGAATACCGGGAGACCAGCGACGCGCTAGCGGGGTTCTTCCCGGGCGTGCTTGAGCCGTGCGACGAAGG